CTTTCTGTGTCTTCCATATATGTTGAAGTAACCTGGTACCCATCTCTTCCCTTTCATCCATATAATCATAGTTGTAATACTTCTTCATCTTAAGAAGATCACTCTTGACCTGTCCTTCATTAAATTCAGGTTTCTCAAACTGGTTGACAAGAAAGTTTTTAAGTTCACTTACTTCTTTCTCCTGTTTCTGTATTACTACATGATCATTTGTTGCCCGTAGGTACCAATTAAAAGGACGTGATAACTCTTCTCCTTTTAACACGTCCAGTTTAGTAAGTTCTATTGGGTAGTTTTGGATCCTTGCAGGAAAGTTTATTCCTTTCAGGTTTAATGGATTCAATGATCTGTCTATGTCCTTCTCATCGAATTTACCGGATACCAGGTTGTAGTTGATATCCATTTCTGCTTTTGTCTTTCGTAGTTTGCCAGGATCATAATCACAAAGAGTTACACCTGCCTTAACATTCTCTATTGCCCAGTCACGGTCTTTCTCTTTATATGATAACTTCTGTTTTGGGAAATTAAATATATGTGTCGACATTATATTTTTTTATATGTTTCGCAAATTAGGACTTAATAATTAACAATCAAAATAATTTGATAGATGCTGAATTACTCTTAAATATTTTGTTTATATCATTATTATTTGATTTTTGATTTAGCTTTATAAGTGGATTATTGGCAAAGAATGGATGTAATAACTTCTTTTCAGATGTATCAAGATTAGGTTTATGATCCCATCTATCTTCATGTAGTATTAATAGATAGATTAATGCCAATACCCTATCAAAATTACCTTTAGAATTATAATAAATTAATTCATCTAATAGAGCTATTGATTTGATTTTGTGCAAGTTAAGTATACCAGTGCCAGGTTCTGCTTCTCTCATCAACCATTCAAGAATTAATTCCAATCCGTATTTTATTATAGGAGTTGTACCTGGTGTTCCTTTGCCTCTTGATAGCACTCTTTTATCTTCTATCTTATCTTTAATAATATCTGGTGTATCACAAAGAAGATATTCAGCATGCATCTTCTTCATAAAACTGTGTAGTCCTTTAAGGTTATTTTCAAAGTTCTGCATTGCATTATAATGAAGTAACAGATACCAGTTAGTATTATAGAACATTGATGCTGTTGCAGGACGACCAGTATACTCAGCTACTATACGTTCCGTCATCCTATTCATTATGAATGTAGATCCTAATGATTCTGTTGTTGCCTGATCATGATCATAATTATCATTTCCAGATTCATATAATCCTAAAGGTATTATCCCATCCTTATTTTTAAATGGAGGTTCGTAGATTACTACACAACCATTAATATTAACAAGATCAGTATGAGGATAATGATCAATAGGTATTGCATTGTCATCTCTCTTCCATTCAATAAGATTAGTCTCAGGATTAGGAGTAAGAGTACCTATCCATGATCCTGCCAGTATACTATCCTGATGTGATAATAAATATGCTTTCTGTTGCTTTAAAAGATCTGTTGGGAATATATTACTACCTATCTGCATGAGTGCCTCAGAGGGCTTAATAGGAGCCTCTGCACAGTATCTAAGATGCATCTCTCTATTCTTGGTATCCTGTAGATGTCTCTCACGATCTTTCATTATATATTCAAGAGCAATCTCTTTATGTGAGTTACCATCTTTATCTGTAGCTATCTCATGGTTATCTTGTTCACCAATAAATAATGCTGTCTTATCATATCCCATCTCAGGTTCAAAAGTATTCTTTATCATATGTACTCTGTATCCTGATCCTCTCGTATATAGTTGTTCCAATCCTAATAGATCATCTATAGCTGATCCACCGGTACCTAATGCAAACATAAGTCCAAATGTTAACCTACCCTGAGACATTGACTTAAGTGATATATTCCATGATTGTAAAAGATATGGAAACGTGCCAGCTTCTTCCCATATGATTAATTTACCCCTCTTACCTCTACCCTTATCAACATTAGCTTTAAATGATAATCCCATTATCTCACTACCAAATCCTAACTCAGACATTATACCATTATGCATCTTCATGTATGAAGCTCTCTTATGCATCATAGTATCAACTTTGCTCTTTCTCTTACCCCATGGTGTATTGACTTCAATATGTCCCATACCATCCCATGCTTTGGTAAGAATACCATCAGAAGTAAGATACTCTTTCTCTGAAGCAAAGGCATATGACTTAGATCTTGGAATAAGATAGAAGTTACGATCAAGCATTGATGCACATTCAAATGATAATCCTCTACCTCTTGTCTTAAGTAATGCTCCATGTTCTCCGGATTGTTCACATTCTTCAAGATACCAGAAGGTATCATAACTACTTGCCCAGTAATCAGGAAAGTCAGTCTGTCTTTCTGCCTGTATATTTAAGTAATCATCTTCAGTAGGTATAAGAAGGTTAAATGAATCTTCATCTTTTTTATGTTTTTCATTTATACTATACTGAAGTGATGATTCTGGAAGGATAAACTTATTCTTTTCTTCACTATCAAGCTTAACAGCTTTCTCAATAGGAAAATAATTAAGATACCAATAGTAGTATCCTGGTATTTCATCACGTCCTATATTATAACCATAAAGGCACCTTCGTGCCTCTTCAACCCAAAACTTATACCATTGACTATTAGGAGATAGATTTATTGGATGTCGTGTATATGATCCAAACTCCTTAAAGTGTTGTGCAGATACTGTAAACTCTGCAGTATTATAATGTGGTTCTGTCTTGTAAAGACCTAACTTCTTTTCCTGTAGTTCGAATATCTTCATTTATCAATGATAATATATTAATCATTGCCCTATTATATATATAATAATAAGGTATCATTTTATTTATTATGGACTTCTTTCTTTTCATCTACCTAACCATTTAGCACTTTCTGGATCCTCAAAAGCATTAAGCATACCACCTCCACGTATCTTCATCTCTTCTTCTTCATCAAATACTTTCTTCTCCCACTTCTCTACTGTCTCAATGATATCCTCTACCTTACTCATAGTAGCTGTTATCTTGTCTATTGATATGAAAGGATTCTCAGGTACCGTTTCTTCACCTCTCATCTTAGTATCTTTTATCTGTGCAGTATCAAGGTAATCAATTATACCATTAACTCTCTTACGTACTGATTTAAGGTATCTCATTGAAGGTGTCTCCTGTAACTGTTCATATTTCACTATAGCTATCTTAACCATAGGATCAGGTTTATAGTTTCTATTCTGGAATATATCGATACCTAACTGTGTCTCCATTGATAAACCATACCTAAGATATTCTGACTTATAATCAGCTATATAATATATGTATGCAAATTCCTTAATTGCTTTTTTCTTTCCTGGTGACTTATCTCTTTCCCATAGATCTGAGAACTCAGATATAACAAGTGCTTTAGGATTGATATGTACTTTATCATCTTCAAGGATGAATAATGATTGCTGACTATTTTTTACTGTCATAACGTCTTCGTTTTTCTTCGTCATATTTCTTTCTGCCATTAAGCATCTTAATCCTCCATGGTAGGAACTTAAATACTCCAAAGGCATTTATACGTACACTCTTGAATGTATCAGGTTCATCTGGTATACCTGATGTTATTATCCTGTTGACTCCTTCAAACTGACTAGAAACTATATGTGCTATCGATCTCTCATCCATCCCTTCTTCTTCAGCAATCTCATTTATTATCTGTCTGGTATGATTACTTCTCATCTTTGAAAATGAATTTAAAGGTTAACTCATATCCATCTTCCGGATAAAATATAAATGGTTTACTTATCTCCTTGCCTGTTAACAGATGTGTATTGCGTAACATAGACAGGTAGGTATTAAGATGTCCTTTATTAATCCCTACTATGTTCATTATCTCTAACTTAGTATTGTAATCGAATACCATCTTCCACTTTACATTATCATCGTATTCTTTGTAGATATAGTTATAGTACAGAAGCAATGCAAATACCTGAAGCAGTTTAGGATTAAGTATGATCTTCTTTTTGTTGATCATGTATAACATCATCTCAAGAACCGGTTTCTTAAGTACCAGGTATTCATAAAAGAAATCTTTATTGGTTGTGTTTATTTCAAGGACTTCATTAATGCTCATATTGATTATCTATTAATAGTTAGGTTAACATTAATATAGAAGTTAATAGTGTATTAAAAAAGCCTTACATTTTAAGTAAGGCTAATCTAATACATTGATCCAATCGCTACACTTCTTCAGTAAGATATCTGAAGATAATCTCTCCAGGACGTAATGCCATATATCTCTTTTTATTATATATAGCAATCATTCCTGTATGTTCACTATGGTTATATGCTATCTTATCTCCTACACGAAGATCATAGTTTTCTTCATCTTCATCATTCATTGATACTATCACTGCCTGATCCGGATGTTCTGACCATACTTTTGTTGCATTACCAGAACTCTCTATAACCTGTTTGTTATAAGCAATGATCTGTTCTTTTGTTAGTTGTACATTAGGGTTTTTCTTTTTGGCTTCTTTCTCATAGTTACTTAGGATCATTAGTGGTTCTACAAGTATTAATCCTTTCATTGGTCTGGCTTTTATAGCCGGAGGATAGAATTCCTCAGTTCGTTTTTCAGTCATAGTATTAATGTTTACGTTTACAAATGTAAGAATTTATTTTTTATTTAATGATTTAAGATATTCTACAAGTCTTCTGTTATTCTCAAGTACCTTATCCATATCATCTTTAGTATTCTTATTATATTCTGTAGTCACTTCGTCCATCTTCTTTGCTACAGTATTCAGATCATCATTGGATAGACTATTAACATCGATAAGCACTAAGTCTTCAGCATCATATTTAAATGGCTCTACACCACGTTTAGAGTCATATACAGCTAATCCTTTTTTAAATAGGTCATACCATACACTCAGGTCTATTCCTTCCGGAAACGAGTTTACATCATATAACAACATAGATCTTACTCTCCATATTTCATTTCTATTATATTGATTCTTTTTTCAACCTCAGTGTTTATAGTATCGATAGCTGATTTATTAACCAGTACATCAGTATCTGTAATAAGAAAGTCAAAATTAGGAATATCATATTGATATGTCATGATAGTCTTTTTATTATCATTATGATATTTCATCTTGAATTCTATTATATCATCACTCTTAATATACATAGCAGAACAATGGGTAATATTCTGTCCATGTTTTACAAGTAATGCATTACAGAAATTTGATATGTTAATTAATTCTTCCATTAAACTATTCCAAGAATTTTATTTATATATAAAGAATGTTCTTCTTTTGTTTTAAGTAATCTTCCTTCTATAGTTTTAAAACAAAGTGTTTCATTATCCAAAATTAAATATCTATGAATAAATCTATGAATCGGTTTCTTAAATACGAAAATATCTAATGGATAATTATAATTCCAATGATGTGCATTTTCATCTTTTTTAAGATTAAATCTTTTATGTAATTGTTTATAAACTGAATTTTTATATTTCTTTTTTACATTTAATTCATATTGTCTAATTCTATAATTTAATCTATAATATTTTTCTTTAGAACGAATTCTTTCTTTTTCAACCCAATCTGGATTACTAACTCTTAATTCTTTTTCTCTTATATCTGAATCTTTTCTTGTACAATCTTTACATTTATTAAGATGTCCATCTTCCATTTTAGGATGTTTATAAAATTCTTTTATATCTTTTTCTTCTCCACATTTAAATCATCTTTTCATATCATAAATTGTATTAATAATCCAATAGTAATTGGTATTGTGAAAATGAAAGGTAAGTCATCTATCTGTGTGTTATTTTCAATCTTCTTTTCACTGCCAGGTCCTTCTGGAAACTGAACAAGAGGATCTTTCTCAACCATATATCCTGCCAATTCTTCATCAGTAGCTTCTTTTATAGGATCCTTATACATCTTACCCACTTCGGTTATCACTGCACTCTTATCTTCCTGTGTATCTCTGGATACCGATGTTATTATGTCAAGTTCATAACATATAAGACTGGTAAAGTTTATTGTCTTTCCATCTTTTACATAGTCTCTGCCTTCAATATAGAACATAAGTTTTATCAGATCATCTACTCTGCAGGAATCAAGAAGACTATTATGATCATTGATAGTAGTAAGTTTCACTATTCTATTCTGTATCTTATTTGCAAAGTCAGTATCAGTAAACCGTATTTTAAATTCACGTTTACGAAGCCATTGAGAGAATTGTTTCACTTCACCTATCTCAACGACAGTACCCATAAGTGGATATCTATTGGTATCTTCCATATTAGTTAAGCATTAAAGTAAATACCATCATCTTTTCATCAATATAACTAGGATGTCTTATATAGTATACCTTATATAATATACTGTTAAGATAGTCGATAAATCGCTTGTCGTTGTTTAGTTTCTCTATGTCTTCTATGTTATACATTTTGATCCATATGAAGAACGTCCTTTCCGTTCATTTTAGTTTGCTTGCCTCTATTACTTTTAAAATATGGTGTTCTTATTATCTTTACTCCTCTTGCCTGGATCTTATTTTTATTCTCTCTTAGTCTTCTTTGTAATGTTGACTTGGAAATACCTATCATATTACATATTTCCTGTAGGTCGGAATATATTGCTCTTTCTATCACTTCACCATTCATCCACATAACTAACCATTTATATCCATCTGGTGAATCAACTTTAATTTTATTATCGCTTTCCATAAGAATCTATATGACCTGTTTAATCGATTTAACGCATCAAAATTAAACTTTAATAATTTATAAAACAAGTCATAATAAATCTTTTTTAAAATTTGTTTATAAAAAAAGGTCCCAGGAGATATATGACAAAACTCCCAGGACCTAACCCTAATTAACCTAAACTACGACCTATGCTATTTTTCTCCAGTTAATTACTATAGTTCCTGTTGCAGTTAAGTTCCCAGTATTGTTTGCATTCCATGTTGCAGCTGCATTAAGAAATACGTTCTTAACGCTTCCTGCTACGTTTAAGGCTACTGCTCCTGTCTCCAGTCCTGCAGGATGATGACCAAGGATAACCCCTACTGCACCTCCTGTAGATGCTGTAGCGAAGTTTACTGCTCCTGACCTGTCAAGGAATGTTGCACTGCCGGCTGTAAGAGTGGCATTAGCTGAACCATCACCTATGACACTTGCCAAAGCTGTATTACATGCTGCTACTGCTGTTCCGGCTGCTGTGAGTGATAAACTGGCATAAAAACTCTCTTCTATATGTACTCCTGCAGGGAATACACATATTGCTGAAGGTGGTACAAGGATCTTAGCTGCTCCTGCTCCTGCCAATGGACCTATGATATAGTTTGTAAGAGTAAGTACTGTAGTCCATCTCTTACCATCTCCATACTCTGCTATTGATACTGATGCTAGTGCTGTTGTAATAAGTGGTGTTGTCATTGCAACAAGACGTGTATCACTGATAGTATTAATACTATCAATTATCTCATTTATTTTCTCTGCTGATACTCTTACCGGTAGATGAGTAGGTATCCAATTTCTTGCTGTTAATTTCTGAATTGACATAATTTTAATTTTTAGATTAATAAATCCTGATTATTGTATATTATATAAATCTATGTAAGTGACATAGACAACAAGTTTTCCTCCTGTTAATGCTGACCAGTTGGCACCAGGTGTACATGATACACATATGTCTGATGCTACATCTGTTATTGCATTATTGAATCCTCCGGCATGTGCCATACTTGCCTTTGCTCCTGTTGCATACATATTTGCTGATGCTATGAATTGTTCTCCGGAAGATGCATTGCCAAGCTTAACACCAAATGATACTCCTGATGTCCATTGTTCAGGTGAGTATAAGAATGCATCAAGGATCCTTGCATATGGTGGTATGATACCAGACATCGTTATTACCTGTTCATTCTGATTTGCTGCAGACTTGAAGAAATAGTTCTGATCTGTCCTGCCTGGAAAAGTAATTACTTTCTTAATAGTATATACCCTGTTCATTGCTGATATACTGCTAAGAAGGTCCTCCAGTTCCTTCATTAACTTATCTGTTAATAATATTCTACTCATAACTTACCTCCTTTTTTATAGATTAATAAATCCTAATTTTGACTACCAATGTATACCTTATATTATATATACACAAATGGTAGTAATATTTCAGGTAAGTCTTACTTATAATTGTATTATTTTTTTAAAGACAAAACAATATCTTTTGCTTCATTAAGACTATCTACAATAGCATACTTATTTATAGTACCGAATAACTTCTGTACTGCAAATCTATTTCCATCACTGAATATATTTCCTTCTATTCTTTTCATATTATCCAATCCATTAAACTTCCATAAGACTATTGGTTTCGTTTTAGTCATCATATCAAATCCCATTTTAATAGGTTCTTTAACTAATGGATCTTCTTTTGGAACATTAGTTACTTTCTCAATGACTCTTTCTAAGATCTTAACCTTCTCCTTTTTACTAATCTCTTCCGCATCTTTATGGTAAACCAATTCCTTCCTAACTTCTACTAAAGGATTAGAATCTTTAAGAAACCGTTCTCTAACCTCACCAATAACAGGTGCCTCTGTAAATTTATTCATACCAGTTAACCGAAACACAAAATCATTCAAGGCGATCCTCCAACGTTCAGCGAGAACCCTTTCACCTTTTATCCACTTCTGAAGTGTTGTCTTTGGACATCCTATCTCCTCTTCAATCACCTTCAACGTAAAATACCTTTCATTTTCTTTAAACCATTCTGAATTATCTGTCTGCATTTTTAAATGTATTAAATTAATACTTTGAACCTATCATTACAAAGGTCTATTTAATTAGACATATAAACAAATAATAATGTCTAATAATATAGGCATAGCCTAATTTAATAGACATAGAATATCCCCCTACCCCGATTTCTCTTTATATAGCATAGCACGTGTACCACATCACTAAACCCCCATATAGTTCCAGGCTTGCTGGACGTTCCGCCGTCATCGGTCGAATGTTCTGTAAGTATGTATTTTAGTATTAATCAATTAACAATTAAGAACATGGCAAAAGATTTGAACAATTTGACTGAAGTCGAAAGGTTAGAAGTTACCAAAGAGATTGAAACTAAAGGTTTCAAACGGGCACAAGGTATCACACAGGTTGAAGCAGGACAATTAACAGCAACCGTTTGCACAAAGGTTGTAGGCAAAGTTATTAAAGCTTTATTCTCAGTTATGACCTTTAAAAGGAAAGATGCTGAAGGTAAGGAACTGCCCTTGTATTGGGATGCTGCGAAGTTTGATGGTGTTCACAAAGAGTCAGGCAAAACGTATAACGACATCAAGGTTAACTTAGATGATAAGTTAAGAGATGAGTTAAGCAAACCTGAAAACCTGAAACGCAAATGTACATTACTTAGCACTCCATCAACATCAAACCCAAACAAAACGTTTGTAACGTTCGTTATGTGGAACTAAAAGCCGGAGTCAGAGGGGACGCAAGTCCCCTTTTTTCCTTGACTTGAGCATCATCAGCAAGTTTGTTCGAGTGAGTGAATAGGTATTAGACATGATATTAGAAAGGTTATAACGCCTTATATAGAGTAATATAGATCAATAGACTTAGATGCATGGCTGAATTATTCTGTTTTATCAGGGTTTAATTTAATTAGGAAGTTATTATTGATTGATTGAATTGGCTTAATTTTGATAGGAAATAACAGTTTTATTGATGATTATTATATTGGTATATTGATTATCAGTAAGATGATTATATATTTGATTGTTTATTTTAAATAGCATGAAGTTTCATGTTATAGTTATAAGAAAACTATTTATAATTATATAAAATGAATAAGTATATTGTTTTATTAGTAGTGATATTATATGGTTGTTCAAAAGAAGTCATTAAACCAACTATTAAGAATGATATAAAAGTATCTGTTGATTACTTCCTTCCTGTTCATTCAGGAGATATGATATCAAAGAGTAATTCAAGCAGTTATCTTAACTTCTATAACAAATATATAGTAACTAAGATACTTACACCTAAGACTTATAATCTTAATTTTATTAATCTGGAGACTGATTATAAATGGGGTGTTTCAGGATTATGGGAAGCACATGATCTTATATCTGTACCACCAGGTAAATATAGAATATATGGTGATTCAAGAGCTGAAGAAGATTGTAGTGACCATTGTTCATTTGTATTTGATGATACAGTAATCATTTCATCTGTGACTACTACATTGGCTCTAAAAGCTATATATGCATGCTCATTGCTTCTATTAGATACAACTAATATAGGATATACTAAGTTCTCTACTACTCATCCTAATCCATTAGTGATAACCAAATCAATGATGAAAACTGATGATGTATATCATTCATTCATTAGTGATCAGGTTAATGGACCTGTTTATTCTAATCTTAGTATTGATCTTTGGATTGCTAATAGACCATTGGATGGTGAAGACTTTGGTACTGGTATGTCAATATCAATAACCAGTTATAAATGGCAGACAGGTAAATACTACTTCATTGAGAATACTGGTAATAACTATATCATACCACTAATGACAGGTAATTAAACAATTAATATTAATAACTATTTAAAACTATCTAATTATGAAATTTACTAAGTTCTGGAGCTGGATTAAATCCTTGTTCAAACATCAGAAAGCTGATGACGTATTCATACCTGATAATGATATCTATGGTATGATTAAACATGAAACTAAAAGACGTTATTCAATAGGACGTAGAACTATTGGTGCTCATAATAACCGTAAGACTACTAAAGGAAGACATGTACAGTATGTCATGGGAGAAAATGGAATCACTAAACCTATCTATCATACAGGATATTAACATGGGATCAATAATATTGGCTATACTAACTGTATTTGCATTCTATCGTCTATATAAATGGACTGAAAAGAATGTATATCATGACCCTTCTAATGGAACTACTATAACACATCGTGAAGATGGTAAGACAGCTATGTTTGAATATATGGATATAATTGATAAAGAAAATGACAACAATAGTATATAATATATCAGGTAAACTTAATCCTGGTGATAAGGATTATATTAAGGAGACATTGGATAGATTATATGTACAGGAAGCAATAGCATCTTATAATATAAATGAGAATGTTCTTACTATCATTACAATATATGATGATCCAAGTATAATATTTAATCTGGGATCTGTTGTTGGATTAGCTATTGCTGCTTCATTAAATAAATCTAAATACGTATCCAAATGAATGACTTAGCACGTATGATCTTTAATTCTATTGGAAGAAAAGATATAGTAGAGAAAGAATTGGCAGGATTATGTGTTACATGTGGTTCTAAAATCGATTTAAATGACTTTAGAGACAGTATAAGTCTAAAAGAGTATTATATACTCGGCAACTGCCAATCGTGTCAGGATAAGATCTTCTGTGATCCTGAAGATGATATTTAATTATTAGGGATGAGACGAAGAATTGGTTTGATACCTACACTTTTGGATGCAAGGCAAGATTCGGCTATATAGGTAGCATCCCTATCTTATTAGGACTGGTTTGAGATTATACTACTTCTAATTTTTCAAGTGGATGAAATAATTGAAGTATTAATTGATTACCAGTCCTTTTATTATTTGTATTAATCTAAACTAATATTATAAACTATGTTATCGATTATATTAGCTATTGTGATGATTTTATTTTCTTATTTAATGTATAAAGATGCCCATGAATACCATATGAATCAAAGACAAAGAATGAAAGATCTATATGGATTTACAGATAAACAATTAGATGATATTGAAAATCGTAAAATATAACTTTTATTATAAACTATTTAAATCTATTAATTATGTGCTTTATTGTTGATTTTAATTCCAATCCTTTTTATAAAATAGCAGATAAAGATATTGTTTGCTATAAGCTCCTTGAAAGTAATTACCAGCCATTTTATAAATCTTCCAAGCCTCCTTACAAAAGACGTAAATTAATGCCTATTGTAGAACTTAATATTCAATATATTAATGGTGAAGAAGAGATATTTCATGGTTATCATTCTTACATAAAAAGAGAAGAGGCAATAAGAATAGGAGATGTGTTTCTTGATGTAGATTTCCACATCTGTAAGTTTATTATCCCAAAAGGAACTAAGTATTATCAGAATAAAAATGAATATGTAAGTGAAACAATTAAAAGATCATAGCTATATGCCTAATTACTAAATTAAAACTATCGACCATGTGTAATTTAACTAAAAGAAGAACCGGATGGAAAGTATTGGCTTATATAGATAAGAATTTCTACAGCACATTTACTGGACAAAGAATCAGAACAGGAAAAGTTCCTAAACCTCCTGTAAAATGTAATAGATTAACTGATAATTGGAATAGTTCTTTAGATAAATATAATCTTAAACATTGTGGATTTTATCATGAAAGTTTTGTAGGTAAGACAAGTGCTTTTATTACATTATGGGAAGCTATAAATTTATATAATGATATTAACAATGGTATAATTTTTAATGATACTAAAATAGTCCTTACAAAAATAACATTTGATAATGTTACATATACAGGAACATATCAAGATCATAAGATAATTGCTTCTGATACAATTAAATCTATTAAAATTATTCAAACTAATTAATCTTTAAAACTTATCGAAAATGACAAACTTTATTGAATTAAACATCGAATCACCAGTTTCCAGTCTATCAATGATAGATAATGAATCTCATTTTAAGCCCTTTTTAAGCGATTCTATCCACTTTATATCTGAACGAATAGATATACCTGAGACTATGAGATATTGTCAGGAGTGTGGCATTGCTGATGAAATAGTACCTATTGCTTATAATGGCTATTGTAAACACTGTGCTGAATTACATCAATATGATAATTATTAGCCATGGGAAAATTAATAACTATAGTATCAGCTTCATTTATATACATACTTTTCTTCCTTATTATAATTATTGATACTGCATTTATGTATGGTATGGTAAAAGCTAAAGAATATAAAACAGTATGGATATGTATAAGTATATTTATCATATCTGCAGTTATCTTATTTGCTCAATCATTATCATTATTACACCATGGATGAAAATCAATTAAGATATCAGAGACTATATAAGTATACTGAAGAAGAGCTGAAATACAAACAGTATAGGATAGTAATAGATTATGATGATTATACTAAGCGTGTTATAATACGTGCATGCTGTAATGAAGAAATAAAAGATTCAACTAAACAAAAAGTAATATCTATAAAAGAAATTTAATTAATTTAAACTATCGACAACTATGGAAACAATTACAAGACAACCTTTAATAAAGGTACAGGACGATGTACTCATTTACATTACCAATGGAGTATATCTTAAGTTTACTAAGATATTTCAATTTCCTGGTGCTTCAGATGCGTTTATAGCCCACTTTAACATATGGGATGATAATGCACCATTTTATGTGCTATATGACCGGAAATCGCTTAAAAGACTGCAAATAAAGGGATATAATAAATGTTTATTCATTCCTAATTCATTTGTTATCGGATATGATAAGAATAATAAGATGTATTTAAGATGTACAGATATATATCCGGATTGTTATCTTAAATATTATCCTATTACATCTGTCAAAGATATACGTAACCTGGTTGAATTAAGAAATAAACAACATCAGTTATATGCCGGTTTCGTAAAAAGTGCGAAATTAGCTATTCATGGAGAAGCATTGGAATTAATCACAGTATCTAATAATTATTGATAATGAAAAACGAAATAAGAATTGAATTCTCAATAGGACCAAGAGAAGAAGATCAGGAGATAGTAGGATCATATCATTTTATAACTGAAAAAAGTGATGAAGCTTTTATAGTAAATGCATTAAAGAAATCTATATCAAAACTTGAAATAACCAAGGAACAATTTATAGTAGGACTCTTTGATGTATTTATTAATAACATCAAATCATATGAAGTTGGTTTATTTGGTATTGGGAAAATGATCAAATCGGAAATAAGAAAATTATGATTGAAAAAATAGAAGCTATCATATGTGCAGGAGAAGACATATTACCAAGTATGTTACATACTCCTGCACGTGATGGTGTCTTAAATACTACCAGGCAAATGATAATGTGGTTTGCTAAAAATGAAACAAGTATGTCATTATCTGAAATAGCTAATTACTTTGGAAGAACCAATCATGCAACTGCACTAAGTAATATACGTAAGATAAATGATAGAATAGATACCGAACCATCATTCTTAATAAAGATTAATAGATATCAGAATAAAATAAACGCTAGTAAACATATCTTTGCAAGAATAGATGCAGTAACATTATTAATAGGTAATCTTTATTCAGATGTATCATTAATTGAAAATAGGATTACTGAATTAAAATCAGCACTACAATCATTAAACAATGAAATTAGTGAATTATATAATAAACGAGATAGATAATGATTATCCATTTATATGTTGGGCAATAGGCGTATTACTCATCACACTCCTTTTCCTGCCATTAATACTGATTATGATTTTGATGCCTCCTTTTTAATTTTGAAACAGATTAAACATAAAGAATCGAATACATGAAAACAGAACAAGAAATAATCGAGTTCATAAATAAATTCAGTGATACACCTAAGGGATTTGGTTTCATTCCTCAATTAGCAAAAATGATGGATATTTCTAAAGGAAAGGGATGGCTTATTGAATTAAAAGAACCGTTAACTAAATTAGGATATGAAATTATTGAAGTAGAGGTATCATCAGGATTACCGGATAGTACAGAATATTGGTGGAATTACTCAGAACCAACTAAATATAAAATTGTAAAAATATAACACACAATGAAAACACTATTTGAAAAGACAGAAAAGAAATTTATCTGTTACGAAATATGGAGACCGAATATTCCTGATAATGGATGTACAACACAATGTAAAGAATGTAAGGATAGACAGAGATATGAAGAACAGGTCGCAGAGTCAGTTTCAGACGTAGGATATTTTAGCGATAATTAAAACAAACGATATAGGAAATATAAAAATTCAAATGAAAACAATCAAAAAGCAAGGTCCATGCGGAAGTTTTTGTTTTTAAATATTGGCTTGGATCAGGGTGTGAAAACTGTTCTGTTGATGAGAAAGTTAAAAAGAAAGCAAAGTTACAATATAACTTAAAGTAAAATGAAAAATAAAGACACAAAACCTATTTTCTATAAAAATGCAGATGAAATGGACAAACCACTTTCCGTACTAATGGAATAACTGAGGATTGATGTAACTGAAATTAGAGGCAAGTTATCTGATATTAGACATTCATTCGGATGGGAAGATAGAATTGAACATCTCGAAGGTGGATTTACATGTATGATTGTTGCTATGTATGACACACAAAAAGAATGGAGGGAATCTGAGGAAAGGCGAACTAGGTTACAATCCCCCAAAAGTTAAGACTAACCAATAAAGAAGAATATGACAAAGAAAGAAAAATATTTAAGAGAAATACTTCATGATATAATCGAAATGAAAGACCGAGAGATTGAAGAGTGGAAAACTCGTTATGCACTTAAAGGAACAGGATGGTCTTTATTAAAAGATAATCCCAGAGCAGGTGAAGTTTATGCTATTCATCCTGAATATTTTACCTATTAAAGAGACAATAACTAAAATTAAGAAACTTTAAAATTAAAAAAAAATGTCAAAAACAGAAATCAATGAAGTCGAAATTAACGGCGTACAGTATGTCCGCAAAGATTTTATTACATCAAAACAGGAGTTTGATGGCGAAATTAAAATTGTGGTCCTTCAGAGAGGATGGGTTTATGTAGGTCGCTTTGAACGTAATGGAACTGATTGTAAGCTTCATAATGCCTCATGTATAAGAGTTTGGGGAACTACTAAAGGTTTACAGGAACTGGTAAATGGCATAACTACTTCCACTAAATTGGATAAATGTGAGGGAGTAGTTGAGTTTGATTGGCTCACAGTTGTTCATACCATCACCGTAAATAAAACAAAATGGATAGAATTGCTATAAACTTTGAGGATTCTCAGAATAGCTACGGCAACGGCTACGGCAACGGCGACGGCGACGGCTACGGCGACGGCGACGGCGACGGCTACGGCGACGGCGACGGCTACGGCAACGGCAACGGCGACGGCAACGGCTACGGCTATTAATATTATTACGATATGAAAACATTCCTCATTTTCTCTCTTCTCTTTTGTCTAGCCTGTACTAAGCATGAAGAGAACTTTGCAGTGACACAGATAGTCAACCTGCAAACACGTAATCAGATCGGTATTGATTGCCCTGGTAAGGTCATAACACTTGATCTGGCCTATGACAATATGAATTATGATGAAATCCATGCACTTGTTAAAGAATTGACTTATTCAGTCTGGATTGCACCTAATGACACGGCATGGGTACTTAAAGATTATAAAAAGTTACCGGATATGTATTTTGTCTATTCTGATTCAATACGCATGACAAGCAAGGTGAAAAGCTATGAACCTTATTACTGTCCTTAAATAATAATAAAGTTATGATTGAAATTACATTAAAAATAACAGATCAATTTTCAAAAGAACTTGATACTCTTGTAAAAGATTTTGGTGAATTAGGTATTAAAACTACCAGAGAAGATCTAGCTATTAAATTTATGATGGTAGGCAATCTGAATGAATTAAGAGAAAGAGGTAAACGTAATTATGCAGTAGAAGAATAAAATATGCCGAAGTATTGTACAAACCACAGCAATAGGAGAGTATTCTCACATGGATTATGTATATCATGTTATAAAAGAGATATACTATATCCTAAGTATAAACTTAAAGAAAAGAAGACATATGCAATAAAATCTTATTCATTAAAAAGAGAAAGACTTAATCTTGTTTATACAATTAAGAAAAAAGATAAATGGGCACAATTAGTAGCTGAAGGTAAAAATGTCTGTTACTTTACCAATGTTAAATTAGATCCGGAGATACTTCCAGACTTTCATCATAGCATCGGAAAAGATGGAGATCTATTAACAGATATGGATTATGCCTTTCCTGCCACTTTTAAAGCCCATAGACAATACCATGATCTTAAGTATGGTTTTGATGATCTGGAGAAAGTAAGCTGGTATAAAGACTTCCTATTGCGTCTACAGAAGAATAATCCTTTATTGTACGAAAAGGAGATGTATAGAATTCGTAAAGCAAATACAAAAGTAAATAGATGGCAAAGTATGTAAAGAAGACAAATGAAAGAATAGTAATATCAGGATCAATGGGTAAAGTGCCTCCCCAGGCATCAGATATCGAAGAAGCAGTTTTAGGTACGATCCTTCAGGATTATCATTACATAGCTAAATTTCCTTACTTTAAGCCCTGCGTATTCTATAAAGAAACAAATCAGATAATATATCAGGCAATGGTTGAAATGTATGATAAAGACATTAAACCAGATCTTGTTACATTAACTGATTATCTAAGGACTAATCATAATCTTGAAACAGTAGGAGGTCCATTATATCTTACCAAGTTATGTGATAAATCTCTTCCATATATCGATACCCATGTAAAGATACTTATGGATAAATATTTCTATAGGGAATTGATTCGATTCTCATATATGACAGAGAATGATGCATTCGAAGGAATAAAAGATCCTGTAGATATAATGGATGAATTACAGAATCAGTTAATGGAGATGACTGAATTCGATGGTGACGTACAAAATAACTTTCATAAATCATTAGAGAAAACATTAATAGATATTGATAAAGCATCAGAAGGAGAAGGTATAACAACATTACATTGTGGATTCCCACTATTAGATAAAAGATTTACATTTAGAATACCATATGTATGTATAATAGCTGGACCGGAAGGATCAGGGAAAAGCAAGTTCACAGTAGCATTAATAAGAGGTATGCTGGATAATGAACCGGAATTGGCAGTACAATGGTTTTCATTTGAAGATGGAAGAGAGATGATAATAAGATCATTCTTATCTATGGATGTAAAGAAAACAACCAAGGAACTTCAGTCTATTAACTATAAGATGACTGATAGTGATAAGAAAGAAGTAAGAGAACATGCTAAGAAATATAAAAACTATAATATCGAATTCTATGATAAAGCAACATCTATAAGCAATATAGTATCAAGAGCAAAACGATTCAGTGATAAGAATAAAGAAAAGAAAAGGATAGTAATCATTGATAACCTGGGATTAATCGATTGTGATAAGACTGGTATTGACAGGGATGATTTCATTGCTGCCAAGATAAAAAGTATCGCAGACATGAATAATACATCAATAATACTCATTCATCATTTTACAAAAGAAATATCCCGTAAAGCAAATATTGAAGATGGTTATCGACCAAGAAAAGAATATCTTAAAGGATCAACAAGGATCCTTGATTATGTCCAACAGGCATTATTTGTCAATCTTATACGTAAGTATCCGGACCTGTTAGCTGAAGAGAAACATCCTTCATTAGATTTCTTAGGTACTGCAGAAATAGAATTCACTGAAGTAAACTTTGATAAGTATCTATGGAGTATAAATAGCCAAAGAGATAAGGAAACGGAATCAGTTACTGATCTTAAAAGTGAGACATTTGCAAAACTTGCTACATTAGTATTAGGCAAGTATAAGTTTGCCAATGGAGATATCATTAAGTTCTCTGATATAATACAGAAATATTCAGAATACTCAGGATATGTAGATACACGTAATAAAGGAAGAGAAGACAAGTATAAGTCTAAGAAAGCATCTATCTATACATTTATTGTAAGGAAGATGTATAATGAAAGCTATATAAGTAGTGATTTATCACCAAGAAGCAGATATCTATATGGAAAAAATAAGAACCTAAGATATCATTTAGATGATCTATTTATAGTAGAGAGTGTCAAGAATCGTGACGATGATAATCTTAATGATAATGCAATATTCAGATTTATAGTTGATCTCGGTTATAACCTATTTAATGAAATAAATGATGATGGAAAATTTGAAGAAAAATAATATGTTATGGGACGGGTAAAAGAATTACTGATTGATCTTCATAATCAGAATCCAGAAATAGATGATTATGATTATCTATATAATGAATGGCTAAAACAATTTGAACCAGATAAAAAAAGTATTAAAATTAAAAAATTTAAAGCTGACAAAAATGGCAACAAAAGAAAAAGTATTAATCGACCCTTCTGAACAGGAAATTAAATTAACATTTCATAATTATAAGCTTCTTAAGCATGAAGAGTTTAATCTTCAGGGATCTCATATCTACTTTGTAAAAGGACCGAATGAGACCGGTAAGAGTAGTATCTTATTTGCTCTTAGAGCTGCAATGGAAATAAAAGATGACACACATCAGAAGGTTTCTATTGGTGAATCGGAAGGATTGAATGAATTCTCTATACCAGGTCCCGATGGTAGGATGTATAACGTAGTATATGAGTTTACCGATGCTACTACCAAGTTTGTAATATTTGATGAAGATGGTAATAAGATATCAAAGATTACAGAGATGCGTAATATTTTCAAATATAATCATGTTGATGCCACTTCATTTATTGCATGGAGTAATACAGCTGAAGGTAGAAGGAAACAGAAAGATTATATTCTTCAGTTATTACCAAGTGGATCATATATTAAGTTTAAAGATCTGGAACAGGAAGAAGATAGACAATTCAAATTAAGGACTCAGAAGAATAAAGATCTTGAAAGTGCTACTCAGTTACAGAATGAATTTATATTAACTGAAGAAGAGAAAGTAATACAGAGGAATCTTGAGCCGGCTCAGAAACAATTAAAGTTAAGAGAAGAAGAATATAATACTGTATTAAATTCTACCAATGAACTTGAATTAGCTGTAGATAAGGTTAAGATATTACAGAATAAGAACTCTGTATTAACTGAAGATATAAATGATATTAATAATGAAATAGAAAAACTTCAAAGAAGATTACAAGACAAGACTGATGAACTTAAAAGATCATTGAAACTATTTGAGGAAGTAAATAACTCATATAATATGTTACTTGAATCTAAATTAGATAATGAATCAAAGAAAGAGAAACTAAGACTTTCAGTAGAGAATGGAAGAGAATATGTAAACAGATCTAAATCACTCAATGAGAAGCTTGCCAAATTTGCCACTTTTAAAGAGAAATCAGACACTTTGTTTACTGAGTGTGCTGATCTAACACAGGCAATAGAATCTATCAGAGAACAGAAAGAAAAGATAATTACAGAAGGTAAGTTTCCTGTAGAGAATCTATCCTTTGATCAGGAAGGATATCTTACCATTAATGGATTAAGATTTGATGAACACCAGACATGTGAATCAGATACCATACTTATTGTTGCTCAGTTATTATGTAAGATGAATATAAGTCCAATACAGATATTAGGTGATGCATCATTACTTGATTATAATAAATTGGATAAATTATATGATATAGCAGAAGCAAATGGTAAGATTATGTTTGTTGATGAGATTGATCGTACTCTTGATAAACTTGTTATTGTAGGATATGAAAAGAAAGATAAGACTTCAAAGAAAGCACCAACTACAAAGACAAAGAATATAATTAAAGATATTAAGAAAGAGACAGAGAAGATTAATGAAGATCTGAAAAAAGATAATGATCCACTTAAACCTTTATTCTAATGAAAGTAGTATTTAATGAATGGAATAGCGGAGAAGGAGTAGAATTACAATTAATTCCTGAAACTGTTATAGAAGTTGGACAATTAATAAGATATGCCAATAGTGCTAATTCTGAAAGACCTTCTGTATTTCTAAGTTTTGAGAAAGAAATTAAATGTGATATTATATTACGTAAACACAAGAAATCTATTCAATCTTTTTATATTAGTCCTTGGAAAAGAATTAAGTAATTTAATAAATAAATAAAATGGCAGAAATAAAAACAATTAAAGTATTATCAGTAGAATATGAAAGCGATTTTAAACCTGAAGGAAAGAGTTATACTCTCTTTTATTTTCATCTTAAAACAGATGATGAAGAAATAGCAAGATTTTCAACTAATGCTAGGAATCAAACAAAGTTCTTAATTGGTGAAACTTATGAAGTAGTAGTATCTCAAAAAAATAATCCAAGTAATGTTAAGACATTCTTTGATTATTCAGATGCAGAAAAAGAAAGACGTAAAGCAGGATCTGGCAGTTCATCATCTGGTGGTGGACAGAAGAAAGGAGGAGCATGGCAACCATATGTAAGACCAAGGAAAGAAGTGGTAAGTATTATAGCACAGTCATCATATGAAGCAGCTATGACAGCTTGTGTTAAGCTTAATCCTTTGATTAATTCCCATACACAGGTAAAGAGTGTAAGTAAGATATTTGCTGATTTCATCATTAAAGAATCAGGATTGAATTCTACAGAATGTATGAATGGTATATCAGATGCTTTAAAAGAAGCAAATAATAAATCAATCGTATTACAGAATGCTCTTAAACGTGCTATTGAATCTCTTGATTTCACTCCTACTACTGATGAACAGGAAAAAGCTGGTAAGATAGGTATGGAGAAAGAATTAGGAGGATCAACTAAGACAAGATCAACACAAGGCATTATAAGCCTTACTGAGTTAATTGTAAAAGATATAAATGAAATAGCTAATGTGTTATAATTATGGAAGGAGTAATAGATTTATTTCCTGAGACAATATCACAAGGAATAGCAACTATATCTAACTTTGAATTTAAAAATGATGAAAATCCCTTATTTAATCTACGTGCTGTAAGAGATGGTGGTTTAATGTTTTATGTAAGTGATGGTAAATATGTAAGACTTCATATTAATGGAGAATTAGTAATGTCAGACACAAGATTAGAAAAAGAATCAAATTATTATTTTACACATGTAGCTAATGGTAGAATATTAATTGCAGGATTAGGTATTGGTTTAATTATTAAAAATATTCTTAAAAAAGATTCAGTAAAAGAAATAACAATAGTAGAAAAATATCAAGATGTAATAGATTTAGTATCACCTAAATTTACAGATACAAGAATAAAATATATTTGTGATGACATATTTAAATGGAGACCACAAAAAGGAGAAAAATTTGATACTATTTATTTTGACATATGGTCTAGTATAAGTCAAGACAACTTATCAGATATAAAAAAATTACATAATAGTTTTAAGTTTTATCTTAATCGTAATAATTCAAATCATTACATGAATTCATGGATGAAAGAATTCTTATATAAACAAAGAAGAGAAGATAACTATGGATTTTAAACAACGTCCCTTAAATCAATCCCTGATATCACGTTTCCTATATAAAGGAGAAGAGAAACAACTTATATGTCCTAAGAGAACATATTGTATTGATATAGCAAAGACACATCATTATCGAACTGAATCAATGCTTAAAGGTGCATTCTTTGAGACTCTTTGTATAGGACGTGGTGCAGGAGGAAGAATAACAGATGACTTACCACGTAAGCATCTAGTTAAGGCAAGAGAACTGGAGAACCTTAAACGAAAAGAGAATGGTCTACCTGAGATAAAAGGTGAGAAGACTATGGATCAGATAAGGATAGAACAACAGGCAGCACGATTTAAGATCCTTAGTGCCAAATATCAGATAACAGTATTGGATAATAATACTCAGGTAAAGATACAAGTACCATGGCATAAGAATCCAGAGATAATGTTAGGATGCGAATTTGATATCTTCCCTACAGCAATAATAACCAATGAAGGATTAAAGATGGCTATCATTGATCTTAAGCTTACAGCTGATGTTAATGCTACATTTGGTGAATATTGTTGGGGTGCTCCGGAATTCCTTGATCTTATCCAGGCATATATGTATCACTATTGTGCCAGACAAGTAATTAATCATGTTAACCTTAATCCACATCTTACTGAATTATTAACAAGACCGGCAGTAGAATTAATAAAGAACAATGGACTTGAATTCTATTACTGGGTGTTTAATTATAAGAAAGATGTATTAGAAGATAAGCTTATTAAGGTTGTATGGGATGAACAGAAGGAACAAGAATTCCATGAAGCTGTTAGAAAGACTATTTCCCTTATTGAATATTGGGAGAAACTTGAATGGCCTACAAGACCAAACTACAAACTATGTAAAGAATGCACGTTTTTTGAGTGTCCTGACCGTCAGCAAATCCAACAAATTTAAACCAATTAATCATATGACAAAAAGACTATTAGATTTTAAAGAGAATCCAGTACAGACATTAACATTGCAAGAATTAGCTGAAACAGTAGATGAACGTAACATCGGTGGCAATCCTATCGGTGGAATAACCCACTTTGTATTACTACAGAGGATAGCAGATATGCTTAAAGAAAACAAATTACCTTATAATGTAGAGCCTATCTATGCTACATCAGGTGGTCCATCAGCATTCCCTGGTGTTACTAAGATCACTGCATTGGAAGAAAAGTACGGAGAAGGTTCACTTCAGACTCATGTCCTTAGACGACTTATTACAGCCTTTAATATTACCAAAGGAGAAACAGATGAAACTACTCAATCAATAGCTGTAGCATATCATCAACAAGGTATACAGGTTGCATTTGGTCCCAATATTAAGATATGTAAGAACCAGTGTATATATGGAGCAAAGAACAGGTTTCAATCCTATGGTGATAATAAAGAAAATGTAGAAAGGATATTTCAGCTTATGGCTGATTGGATCCTGCACTATGATGAAATAAGAAAAAGGGATTTAACAATCCTTAATAATATGAAGATGATAATTATGGACTTTGGTACTGTATGTAATGTAATAGGAGACTTAACTCTTAAGCGTGTTGCAAAAGATGCATTACATATCACTCCGGAATATATCTTACAACAGAATCAGATCGGTGATCTTAGTAAGTCATATCTTGAATTCCTTAAAGGAGAGTCTAAAGAATTAAACTACAACAAAGGTTTAAATGTATATGAGTTCTATAATATGTGTACAGCTATGTACAAACCAGAAATGACTGATCTTCCTAATATCATTGGAAGAAATCACATGCTTGGAGATTATCTGATTGAAAAGTTTGAATTAGATAATAGTATTCTTAATTAATTTTAAGTTGTTAATCAAGAGGGATCTTATAGGTCCCTCTTTTATTTTATCTATATGCATGAATATCATGTAATGTTTAATAGTTCTAGTGGAAAGTTTTACTCCATAATGTTATGGTTTAATACTTTCGATTTAGTTGAACAATGGTTGGAATCTATTAATGCTACTTATTGGGAGATTGGATTATGACAAAGAAAGACTTTAAGACCGTAGTAGATGAGTTAAGACAGAACATCTCCTATCCTGATATAGATATATCACCTTTATGTGGTTGTGGTCTCCCAGGCTTTGAAAAGGGCAAAATAATAAGAAAAGAAGTTATACTTATGCATTTAAGATGGCAATGTTTACATCTTAATGGTACAATAGATGAACAGGAATTATGTGATAACCTTGAATTATTTAAATATCTTAAAATTATAATGATATGAATATCATAGAATTTAAACAATGGGAGTGTATTATAGAAAAAAGTCATTATACAAATGGCAGAACAGCATTGATATTATTTAATGCCAATGAAGAGAAAGAAGGTGGACACATTATATATCCTCCAGGAACGATGCAGATAGCTGTAGCTACTGTTAACCTACCAGATGTAGATCTTGCCCCTGATGAAGTTATTATTAAGAACTGGAGTGAAAACGAAGGTATGTTAGAGACTTTACATAATGAGGATATAATAGGTCCGGTATTAAGGATTGTTAAAACAGGATTTGTAGAAGCGTATGTTTGTCAGTTGTTAATTAATAATCATGCCAGAATATAAAATAGAATTTCAAGTAGATTCATCAGAGATATATTATACATATGTAGAAGCTGAATCACCACAAGAAGGATTAAGATTATGGAAAGAAGATCCTAATCAATACGATGCAGAACCTGATTACACTATTGAATGTACTGATTTAATTGAAACAGTAGAGTGTATAGGTGAATGGATACCAGATGAAAAAGATAATAGATTTTCATCACTTAAACGATATGAAGAACCAATTAAATTAAATGAAGACTAAAGATAAAATAGTAAAAGAAGAAATAGTTGAATTAAAGTTTAAAGTCGATCCTAAGTTCAGAGATCCATTACTATCTGAAAATATATTTCAAGAAATTGAAGTGGAAGAAAATAAGTATTATTATCAAGTACACCTAGGTTATCCAATTAATAGAAATGATGATGATTAATTATAAGATATTTTATATATTTGAAATTGGATAGTCGGAAGTAATTACCCGATGAAAAGGGGAAACCAGAACTCCCCTTCCAATTTCTTCTGTTCTGGAATATATAAATAAACTGGAAATAATGAAAGAAATTAAACTTACTCAAGGTGAAAAAGTATTAGTCGATGATGAAGATTATGAATATCTAAATCAATGGAAATGGATTATTCGTAGAACTAAAAAATACAATTATGCTGGCAGACAATTAAAAATAGATAATAAATATAAATTACTTTTAATGCATAGAATAATTATGAATGCACCAAAAGGAATGGAAATTGATCATAAAGATATGAATGGACTTAATTGCCAAAAATATAATTTAAGAATTTGTACACATAGTCAAAATCAAATGAATAGAAACTCATTTGGGTTAATTAAATATAAAGGTGTTGCTATTGCAATTGCAAATAATAAATATATTTACTATCAATCACATATCGCTAAAGATCATCATACATATTATCTAGGTAATTTTAAAACAGCAGAAGAAGCTGCAAAAGCTTATGATAAAAAAGCAATAGAATTACATGGAGAATTTGCTAAATTAAATTTTAAATAAAATGGGAATTATAGATATTAGAGATCCAATAGAACCTAACTCCTTTTATCAGGAGTTTAATGAACCAGATAGAGGAGATGATTTAGATCCAGATGCAGATGCTCATAGAGAAGGAAGTAACTGGGACAATGATGATTTTGAAGAAGATCTGTTAGAGTGTCCTAATTGTAATGCTATTTGGGGATTTGATGAAATTCAATTCCAACAATGTGATGCATGTGGATGGCCTTATATTGATGATGAAGATGACGATGATGAATTAGATTATGAACAAATCAGTTAATTATATATTATGAATATACAAGAAATGGAATGGGGTGATTTATTTGCAGATAGATACTTCCTTAATTGATAAAACAGTTTTCACTTATAACAATTATATACCAGAAAGCAGAACTAAAGAATTTAACTTAAATACACTATTTGAACTATGACAAATACATTAATCTTTTCAGAATGTGAACATCAAGGAGATATAGAAAATTATCAATCTGACATAATTAAGTCAGGTGGTAAGATATTAGATTCAGAATTCGATCATATTAATGAAACAGTTACAATTATTATAGAATATGAAGAAGATGATTTTCTTGAGAAGTTCATAAATACGAATGCATTTCAATTTTCTAATTTAAATTATTATTAATGACTATCAATGGTAAGGAGATAAAAACTATTCGTCCAATGACAGATAGTGAGAAAATAGAGTATTTTAATAATTATAATATATCTGATAAACAGGTATTTTGTATAGAATTTAGTGATAATTCAATTATTTATCCGAAATTTGACTGCGTTCAGTGTATGGAGAATAGTAAATGTTTATTCACTTTAGCCTATCAAATACCATGACAACCAAAGAATATGTTAACCTTATATCCAATGGATCATTATCCTTAGTAAAAGAAAATGCAACACATGAAGATGAATTTAAGTTAGGTGCGAATGAATATTTCGCATTTTTATTTTGTACCAGTAATAAGACATATTTCCGTAATTATATCCAGTATAGGGGTAGATTCAATGAAAACAAGAAACTTAAGTTATACGATATTGAATTAAATACCTTGGCAAATACTGATGAATTCTTCCTGTCAAAGATATATGATGCAGTAAACTATGAAGGACAGATGGGAAGAGTTATAATTGTAGGTGTTGGAAGTGCAGTAATTGTTCATACCGTTCCTCCTCCTAAACCAGTTATTATTCCTACTCCAATAGTACCTCCTCTTCCTATTACTTATAAAGGATATGGGGCTTTATATAATTGGTATGCTGCTACTGATATAAGAAACATAACAAATACTGGTTGGCATGTGCCTCTTAATATTGATTGGAGTGAATTATCTACATTTTTAGGTGGTGATGCTATTTCTGGGGATCATCTTAAAGAATCTGGTACATCTCATTGGAATGTTTATAATGATGGGGATAATTATAGTTGTTTTAACTAATTATGAACATGATATATATATTATTTGGGTTTATTTTATATATTATTA